CTTGACGCCGGACCGCTCGGCCAGCTCTTTCACCGTCATTCCGGTCTGTGCGGTGAAGAGCCGGACCTCAATGCCGAAGTCGGTCTTCGGCTTAACTCGGTTTGCCGTTCTCATGCTTGGTTCCTCCTTGTATCTAATTTATACGGCTTGTTTTTTGGGTCGTTCTGGTATATACTGTTACCAGATGTCCCGGCGCGGAATGAAGATAAAATCTCCATCTACCGGGTCGCAGGGTTCACCGTCAAAGGCGTTGCCCTGCTTCGTGCAGATGTCTGGTTTCCGGCCAGCTCGCGGGTCCACGTCCACCAGGAGGCGGCCCGTTCCGTCATCGTAGACCGGGCGGCTCCAGCTATCCCGGCCACGGTGGAAGATGGGCAGCAGTCCGCAAGTGTGGGGGTGGTAGGCCACACCCACGGCGTTCTCCAGCTTTCCAGCAGGCGTCCCGTAGATGCTTTCCCCGTTCGGGGTCAGCAGGGATAACATCTCTGACATCGAGGCTCCATCCCGGACGCTCCAGTAGGTGATCGGAGCGGCGTCGCAAACGACGCTTCGCCCTCCCGACCGGATGCGGATGACTTCGCAGCCACAGTTCTTGCACTTCATCGGTATCAACCTCCAATCGCGGCCCGCTCCGGCGTATCGGCCAGGCGGCTTGTCGGGTCAAACTGCTTGCCATCCTGGTAGCCCAGGGCACGGTAGGCGTCGCGCCAGCCGCCGGTCTTCTCCTTGCCGAACGATGTCTTCTTGCCCATATCGGCCATGCTGTCATCTACGGCCTTGGGGACCACCATCACAAGGCCCCATTCTTGGTGCTGCTCTTCCTGCTCGCGGAATGCAGCCGCCACGCCACGGGGGAAGCCCCAGCCGTAGG